CCTGCAGAAGTTACATTACCGCTGGCATTTACGTTACCGGTAATCGTGAGATTGGTTTTGGTAATTCCAGTCTCAACAATCGCTGTAATAGCGTTAATAGTTGTGAAATTACCTGTGGTTCCGGTAATTGTGGTTCCACTTAACCGATCCGTGAAAACACCGCTGACGCCAGTAATGTTGGCGCCCTGGATGGCGTTACCAGTAATCGTTGCACCGCTGAGTTGAGTTGTAAAAATACCCGTAACACCGGTATAAGTTGTACCAAGTACAACATCACCAGTGATGGTGGCACCGCTCAGGCGGGTTGTAAAGATACCGCTGACACCACTGATTGTGCTACCAAGGACAACGTTGCCTGTGATCGTTGCACCTGAAAGGTTGCTGGTAAAAATACCAGAGGCACCGGAGATAACAGGGGAGCCAATGTAGGTAATCCCGCTAACAGGGAAGTTAACATCCCCAGTTATCGTTGAGTAAATGAGTGTATCGACCTTTACTGATCCGTATGCCATTGTTTACAACACCTTATTCATCTAGTTTAAGACAGATACGTTCAACTGTTAAAGTATTGCCCAGTTTGAACCGGAGGGAACAGTGACGATAATTCCAGATGCAATTTCTACCGGAGATACCGAAGCTCCATTGTAACCAACTCCGATTGCATAGTTGGTATCAATAACAATCTTGGTTTCTGCAATAATGTTCGTCGTTAAAACTCCTGTGGCCGTAGCAACAGCCCACGCTGTGGTGCCATCACCAAGAGTTGTCAGGACGTAACCGGACGTACCTGGGCTTGGTGGGAATGAGAACTGGTTGAACGGACGAACATCACCGGCACCAGATGCAAAGATGACGCCGCCAGCGACAAAAACGCTACCAGTAACCCGATTGAATAAACCAGTTGCAACACGAAGGCTATTGCCTGTGATGGTATCACCAGATAACGAGGTGAATTGTCCGCTAACCGTTGTTAAGTTCGCGAACTGACCAGTGATTCCAGTGATCGTTGCGCCTGAAACACGTGTGAAATTACCCGTGCCAACCGTCAGCAGTGGGAATAAACCTGTCGCTCCTGTAACGGTTGCACCAGAAACAAGATTAAAGACGCCTGTTGCAAAAGTTCCAAACGTACCGCTGATGTTATTGCCGGTAATTGTGGCGCCACTCAGTACGGAAGTAAAAACACCCGTAACTCCAGTAATGTTTGTTCCAAGAAGTGCATTACCTGTGATGGTGGGAGCCGAGATGATCGTGCCACCAACAATGCCATTACCGCTAACAGTATCAAAAGCGCCAACATCACCAGTAACAGTGATGCCAGAGATAGTGCCATTGACCCTAAGGCCACTTGCGATGGTGCCACTACCACCAATCGTTAAATCACCACTGGCTGAAATGTTACCAGTCGTCGAAATCGTGGTGACGTTGATTTGATCGGTAAATGTACCGGTCGCAGCTGTCAGCGTGGTAAATAAACCAGTGACGCCTGTAATAGTTTGGCCGGAAAGCGAAGATGTAAAGACGCCAGAAGCACCGGTTAATGTTGTGAACTGTCCGGTGTCACCTGTTACAACACCACCTGATACTTGGTAAAGAAAAACGCCTGATAAACCAGCAACTAAATCAATGACACCAGTCTGGAAGGTTGCGGTAAGACCAGAAACCTGAGTGGTTCCAGTGACATAAGTTGCGGTGAGGCTTGTAAACTGCCCGGTCGCACCAGTGACTGTGGTTCCAGACAGCGAAGTAAACTGCCCAGTTACACCATTGAGTTGTGTGAATTGACCCGTGACACCGGTGATAACTGCACCAGAGAGTCTCGAAGTAAAGGTACCAGAGACACCAGTGGTGTTGGCTAATAAAGCCGTATCACCGGTAATGGTTGCACCTGATAAACGGGTGGTGAACGTACCGGAAACACCAGTCAGGTTCGTGAAACGCCCAGTGTTGCCTGTTACAACAGCACCGGAAACACTTGTGGTGAAGACACCAGTGACACCTGTTAAGGTCGTGATGTTCCCATTGATTGCATGGATGACATCACCACTGATTGTTTGACCGGTGATGCCACTTGCACGGATGGTGTTACCCGTGATCGTGCCGCCGCTAAACGTCGTAATGCGTGCTGCATCAATCGTTGCGTTAACAGCTTGCAGGTCAACAAAGTAACCGTTGTTGCCGTTGACATTAACGCCCTGAACACTTTGACCAGTGATCGTATTACCACTGATCGTGCCAGTTGCAATTAAGTTATTAAGAGTTAAGGTTGCAAACGTACCCGTACCCAGAATGTTGAGGTTCCCACGAACCGTTGCATCTCCAGATACGTTTAAATTATTGCTGACCGTAAGGGTGGTGATTGTGCCACCCGTCAGCTGAAGATAGTAATTATTAAGGTATGCCTTGTGCTCACTAACGGTAAATTTCTTGTTCTTGAGCCCAGGATCAACCTCTGCTACATGGACAACAGTAAACAGGTCGGCATCATTAATGTCGACCGCACTGATAGCTGGTAACTCAGATATCCGCCTATTGGCCACCTATTAACTCGCAAATCCTATAACTAAAATTATAGTTTAGGTTTGCTCAGTCATTTTACCTTGACTTCGATTCGTGGCAGTAGGTTAGAAGCAAATCCCCAACCTGCTTGCAAGCCGACGACAAGACCACAGGACAAGGCAAAAACTAAAATTAATTCAGCCACCGTTAAGTTACGGCGAACATAAACCACTCGCTGGGAAGGGACGACAGTTTGCGATGGTGCTGGCACCGTTTGCTTTTGTTGTTCCAGGGTCGTTTGGATGGCGCGTTCTCGCGCAAAAGCCTTGAGCTGCTCAATCTGCTCAGGAGTCAACGACGCAAGGCTAAAGCCACTCGGTGGTGTGGACTGAGGAACCTGTTCTTCCATTTAATGACAAACCGTTTGCCAATACATTAACATTTAAACAAAACTTGTCGAGGAATTTTGCGATGTCTTATGGAATCCGAAAAGGATTAGAGGATATTGCACATGAGCTGAAAGGGATCCGAGCCATTCTTAACAGCTTTTGGGCCGAGCAATATAAGGATGGTAAACACGAGTACACCAATCCACAAGCTTACGCAGACGAGTATATCTCTACAGAAGAATGCGGTCGGCGCCTTGGTGTTCGTGATCAAACAATCCGTAACTGGATTGCGGCTGGCAAAAAATCTCCCGATAAGGGGTGGCAGGAAGGTATTCATTACGTCAATATCCAACCCGGTCAGAAAGAACGTCCAACCATCCGGATCGCCTGGAATCAACTGGTGCGCTCCTTTGCAAAAAACAAAGAAATCGAAGTCAAGGATTTCCGGGATGCAAAGGGTAATCCGGCTTACACCAAGTCGACGCCAACCTTGGAAGATTTATACGAATAATGGCTCATCGTTTCCAGGGAATCTGTATTGATCAGGTCACAATCACAAACTACGTGGAGCTTCTGCCGACATCGTTGGCGCTTCAAGTGGAAATGTTTCTACCGCCTGAGGGGTCATTCGATGATGAATGCTTGCAGCGGTACCTTCTTAACCTAAAAAATTACGAAGAGGAGGACGCAAACTCTGGCATGACACTCGCCAATCGATTGCGGATGGCGTTTAAGGACATGAAACCAGACACCATCTGTGGTAAATTTCCGCTTGCTGAATTGCCATTAAAACGCCGACTGCGTTGTGTTGCCGAGTATTTAATTCGATCTGGTGAGTTTGACAAGCTTCGTGACGAACAAGGAAGACTCATCAAAAAACGCGGAGTTCTTGGCAAGTTAGTTGTTATTTACAAACCTCTTCCAAAACTTGTAGAATCCCTTCTAAGACAAGGATTGATTACAGATGAATCGGCGCGAGAAGCTATTGGCATCAGTGATTGGACCAGAGCTTGATCAGACGAAAGCTCGGATGCTTGATTCCACAATCAAGTTGATCCTTGGTGACATGGGCCAAACTTACTGCCAGATGTGGGAACTGGAAGGCCCTGGTGTCATGGTGTTCCAGCCGACGAACAAAGAACGTTCGATGTTCTTCTGGACGTTGAAAGAAATCCATTCGGCTCAAGAGGATTGCGAACGCAGCAACGATGGTGATCTGGCCGAAAGCTTCCGCCGTATCCTGGGCGCTGCACAAAAGATCGATCCAAAAGAAAAAGCTGGTTACGTCATTAATGACGAAGATGGCATCCGTTATTTTGAGGTTGATTACAACCAGGCAACCGATCAATAATGGCGATTCCTAAATCTGGTTTCCGCAGGGAAGACTTAGAGCTCATTACAAATAAAGATTTGTCAATGTCCGCTCATGCTCTGATGGGCGGCATTGATCTTGATGTGGCAAGTTCCAGCCTGGCAAACGAGTATGTCGGCGCTGAACATTACTTCACCCCGACTGATGACGGTTTAAATAACCAGGATTGGTTTGGGAAAGTTTATCTGTTTCCTCCCAGTGGTACCTATTTCTGGGATAAGAAAAATGATCGGTGGAAGATGACCAGGGGATCAGCTCGATCCATGGTTTCATCTCATGCCGTTTGGTTTCGGAGACTGTTTAAAGCATGGTATGACAACGAGATAGAACAAGGACTGTTCTTCTCCAATTGCCCTGACATGTTTAGGTACGAACAAAAGCTGTTTGATTTCCCGGTGTGCATTTTAAGAACTGCCCCAACCTTGATCAAAAATAGCAGCGAAGGAATAGCAAAACACAAAACCTGTACATCCTTTTTGGTTTACCTGCAGCCCAAGGATTCCTGTGGGGAAGCCACTCAAAATTTCATTGATATCTACAGCGAAAAAGGCCGCGTTCTTTGTTAAATCGCTTATATTTGAAAAGCTTTGGATGAACTATGAGCGTTCTGTGTGATCGGGAGATTCGGCGTTTAGCGGAAGAAGAGGAGATGATTTCTCCTTTTCAAGATCGGCTGATCAGCGAAGAAGATGGACGACGTATCTTGAGCTATGGCCTTAGCTCTTATGGATACGACATCCGTTTATCACCGGAACAGTGCTTAGTTTTCGGGCGTATTTCAGAAGGTGAATGCGACCCCAAGGAATTCAAAGAAAACATCCTGGTTCCAGCCGAATTGCTGGAGGACGAAAAGGGCCGCTATTTCCTGCTGCCGCCCTATGGCTATTGCTTGGGTGTTGCCAGGGAGCGCCTGAAGCTGCCACGTGATGTGACTGTGGTGGCAGTCGGCAAGTCCACCTACGCACGCTCTGGGATTCTGGTGAACATCACCCCGGCAGAAGCTATGTGGGAGGGTTATCTCACCTTGGAGATCAGCAACTGCACTGGGCTCTTCAATCGGATCTATGCCGATGAAGGAGTGACCCAACTACTCTTCTATCGCGGTAATCCTTGCGAAGTAAGCTACCAAGACAGGAAGGGCAAGTATCAAAACCAAGCCCCAGAAGTGGTCTTTAGTAAAGTCTAAAAATTACAGTTGATTAACCAAAGTAATCACTGTAGTTATAAGGCTTACCTGAATTGAACTGAGGTTTCGTGGGGTAGTTTACACTGCCCCTGGCACCCTGTGAATCTCCCAGGCTTGGTAGTTCCGTGCCCTTGTAGCTCATGGCGCCTTGTGGGACACGTGTACCAAAGATAGGGGATTGTACGTCAGCAGACTGCTGGTATTTGCTGGCAAGATTTGCAGCCTTAAGGAATCGTCTTACGCGATTTTGTTGAACAACATTTGCTGTATCTGCTGCTGCAGCTGTATTTTTTTCTTCTGCATCAAGACGCCGCGTATCAACGTCATAGTTTCTTTCCGGCGTTAGATCAGTTACGTCTCCACCGGAAGAACCCGCATCCAAGCGAGGGTCATAATCAAGACGACCTTTATAACCAATCTTTGTATCGACGGGTTGATTAGGACGTTCTTTAAGTGGGTCGTAGAATCTTGCCATGATAATATTGTAAACGAAGCAACTTGCGCCAAGATATACAATGCATAACCAAGCGGACTACTTTGACGGTCTTGGTCAGAGCATTATTGATGAAGTGATCTGCCGTTGTTTGAATCAAGCAACGTTTGGAGAACCACTCGATAATGAAGAAAATGATGTACCATTGTACGATCAATATAATCGTGGCTTGGCATTATGCGAGCAAGGGATGGAGCGTCAGGACTTGCAGCTAGAGGGGCGACGGCCCGGAATGACGGGTTACATTCCGTCGATGGAGGAAGCAACGGAGCGGTTCCCAGCTTCATCGCCACGACCGAAGACTCTGATTCTGGACTTGGGCGAACCAACGGAGGAGGAAAAGCTCCTGTCAGCGAAAAGACTTGGTTTGCTCCGGTAGATCTAACTGATACCGAAGATTTTATTAGTGATTGCCCAGGGGGTGTTTGCCCTGTTCCCTGGGCTGTCAAAGAAGAGCCCCCTGTCGTCCAAATCGATAACGTCAATCATCCGTCTCATTACACAGATGGTGGCATTGAATGCATCGAAGCAATTGAAGCTGCTTTAACCAACGAAGAATTCCGTGGTTATTGCAAAGGCAATTGTCTGAAATATATCTGGCGTGAAAAACTTAAAGGCGGTACCGAGTCACTGAAAAAAGCGCAGTGGTACTTGGATCGCCTCATTCAACTTGACGAAGCTCAGAAGGGCTGAAGATCGTCGTCGTCTTCATCATCATCCATGATGCAGGCGGCGGCTAGCTCCACCAATTCAAGGTCAGTGGGTACATCGAAGGAAATGTCGATGTTCTCACTGGCCAAAATATCTTTAATGGCAAACCACTCCATCAGGCGTTGATGGTAAAGGTTTAGAAGAGCTGCATATAACTGCTCCCATGTCATCTCCTGCGCTTGCAGCTCTGCACGACGCATGGAGAATTGAAGCTCTAAAGGAAGTTCAAACTCTCTTGGTTCAACAGATCGCTCCATTCCAGATTGCATGGCTTCAATAAAACTATTTTAAAGCTAAATGTCGCAGATGCCTTGAAGTTCATCTGCCTCTACGGAGAAGAACTCATCCCATGGGGAGTCGTCAACCCTAAATTCGTTGGCAAATTCAGAGAGCACGTAAGGGTTGATCTTCTCTTCCAGCTTACGAATTGCGTTGACCTGCCGCGAGGATGCCTCATAGTTGCGGAAGGCTGCCAGGAGAATTCCAAGGGATGCTCTGGGTGCAGAATCTAATTCCTGAACGAACAATTGAACCTCCTCTTTGCGTCTGTCAATGAGATTACCCACAACCTTATGGTCTTCATCAAAAACCCATTGGCTCATCTCAGTTGTGACACCATGCCAATCTTCTTGTTCAATGCAATCAATCACGGCACTGTACAAGAAGGAATGCCATCCCACTGAATGAGCAAAGGAAATCAACGCCTGAGACATTGAACCATCAAGTCCCAAGTTAAGTTTGGTCAATTCGTTTTCCAGGACTTGCACTTCGTGGAAAAGGTACTCCAATGCCTTCTCCTTGGTGCACATTTGACCTGCTTTGACGGGCAAGCCGTCAGGATAATGCTGAGTCCCATACCCAATGGTATAGGGCTCAGCACCTGTCGATGGGTCCGGATACGCTTTCTCGTTAAACCCCTCGTATTTGCGGATTAAATTAATCGCGCAGCTAAGGTCGGACATGGGAATAACACTATTCCCACAATCATACACAAATTATTTACCTTGGCCGCGAGTTTTTTTACGGCCATGATTAGGCAAAGAATGTAATCCCTGGCCTTGTCTTGTCTTTTTCGGCTTGGACTCAATCTTGAGAGATGCAGTCGACTTGGGTTTTGCCATGATTTACCAGTTGTAGTTGCACGCCCACCATCCTGGAGTCAGTTTGTCCTTCTTCTCAGAACAGTTGTGACGCGCTTTGAAGTTAGCACGTCTTCCCTCGTCTTTATGCTGAAGAAAATCTTGATATCCACGGGCTCCAAAACGAACGATGGCCTCCTTACCGTTCTGGCAAGCCTTCACGACATACTTATGCTTATCACCTTTAGGAGCACGCTGCGGCTTGTTGCATGCCATCTTCTCCTTCTGATATCGCTTTGAAGCTGCAACAGCCTTCTTTGCCTTGTCCGACATAATTAAGGTGCACTAAAGAATGTTCAGACTCTTTTTCCCAGGGCAGGATCTGAAATGGATCTTGGTCAATCCATCTTTCAATTCTATTTAACCTAGCTTTAGAAAAGAAATCCTGCTCTAAGTACCACTCATGTAACTTATATGAAGCCTTAGATGCATTGCAACGACGGCAGGCTGGCACAAGATTTTTGCGTGTTGTTTCTCCTGATTTGTGTCGTGGTACAACGTGATCTAAGCTCGTTGCATCTTCACCGCAATATGCACATTTGTGGTTCCAGGACTTATAGATTTCGTCTCTAAATCTTTTCTTTGCTAATTTAGGAGTGACTTCAACGAGTAAGGCGATCGGCTCATGCTCGCTGTAATACATACTCTTTAGCTGTCGTTAATTTATTCTAATTTCCTTTAGCTTTACAGAACTTTACCCGTAGGTTAAAAAAAGATGAATTCGCTTGACCGGGTCTATCCCTGCGTTACCGTACAGGAGTTGTTCACCCTGACTTTAAGTCATGGCTCAATCTAACGGCTGGGTTTCAGTCGCTCGTGCAGAAGAGCTCCTTGGCATCAACCGCAAGGAACTCTTCCGCATGCGTGATGATGGAACGCTGAAGCTGGGACCGCATTTCGCGGCTTTCCCTGAGACGCGTTCTCGTGATGGTTATCGCTGGAACGTAGAAGCCGTCAGGAAATCCCTGCGCAAACAAGAGCAGGAAAAGCAGATGGCATCTGTTGCTTAACCGGCTTGTAATACTGTTTGCGAATACTGTATGCCAATGTCAAATCGGTTATGTTAACGCTTATCTCTTGATGAGCAATTAACCGATACAGGTGTGAAGAAAGGGGACTTATCCGACTCCACATTTTGTGGGGTCTTTTTTTGTCCAGAGAAAATAAAAGCACCCACTGTGGATGCAGTGGACGGATCGGACGTTTTTTGTTTTCCAAGATCAACGTCCCATCTGGACCCCAGTCGAAGTTTTCCAGTGCTTCAGGTTGGATGCCATATGTGGCGACCATCCCCAAAAGCCATCCAACATCTCTGGTGGACCTGCGGGAGGCCAGATTGAAATACTCGTCTACGATCCGCTGGTCAATCGGTGGAGATTGAGACATGGTTGAGATGAGCAGGATTCCCGAACCATACAAGTCAGGGTGTCCTGCTGACAATGGGTAAAGGAAGTCTTAATAAGTCTCGTGAGACTTAACATAAGTATACCTTAATTATTAAGGAGTATAAGGTTTTCCGTCTTTATCAAACATTGTGAAGCCTTGCATGCGGATATATTCAGCCGGAACATTGAACAGTTTCTGCATCATTGGCATCATCATTGGACCTTGACAGTTATATGGGGGCACATCCATGACTGATAACGATTGTCGTGTCATTAAGAATGCTTTTGCTTCTTTCTGTTCATTCTCTGTATCTTCTACCAATTTTTGCTCCCATGCAGCTATGCTTCCTTCTTCTACCGGAAAATCAGAAGGCTCTGGTGGGAAGGTATTATCTTTAAATTTAAGTGCGTAGATATGCTTGCAATAACGCATCTCATCTAGTAGAGGCGTCCAGTTATCTGTAATCGAAGTAATTGTTGATTGCGTTGAAGTGTAATCCTCATACCGAGGCATCCCTTCTGCAGTAGATCCAGGGATCGAAGGATCTGTTGTGCTTCTTAAGAAGGTGGCACCAAACTCTCTGTAAACACCGGGATTGTCTCGTGGGGCATTGTTATCAATTGTCGTCGTTGTAGATAATGAGAAAGGAACTGAGTATCCCGATGGCGCATAAACATCCATCTTTCGGTTGACCGATGCAGATGTCATTGCGCTGTTATCAACCACACCACTTAAAGTTGTGACCTCAAATCGACCCGGCTTAACAGAAGCAATACTGCTACGCGGATAAATCTTTAAAGTCCCATCTGTCAAACGACGAGTAAAGGCATAATCACGGTGTGTAAAATCTTGGCAAGAACAGCAGAAACGTGCTCCTGTAATTAAGTATCTCCCGACCTTAAAAGGTGCAGGCGATGGTGTGAAGTATTCTTGGTCGGGGCTTACCTCAACTGACCCAGCCTTGCGGAACGTAAGGATTCCTGTTGTTGGATTCGTTGCAACCAAAACAGCCTGCACGTAGCCGTACCGTTTTTGGGTGGTCGGATCAATCGTATCTTTATCAATGATCTGTCCGCCAACTGTAATGACCCGATCCTCCAGGATCTCACTGTTCAGTGGAGTCAAACCTCCTGGAACACCTGGAACTGCCACGTAAAACGGAGGCGGAAGGGGGTTAGCAACACTCCAGCTTCCTGCAAGTTTTACATACCAATACGTTGAATCTTCCGTAATGCTTTCAACGTAAAGGTTCTGGTTCGTAATTGGATCTTTTAATTTATCCGATCGCATCGAGCCTGCGTAACGCCAACCGGCCCAGTGCATTCCTAGATCTTTATTGGTTGTTGGGAATCCAACGAAAGCACCTGAAATGATCGGGTTTGGATTGACAACCGAGCTTGGTGTTCCAGACGGAACAGGAATTTGATACTGAAAGTTATAGGTGTAATCGTTGTCGTATGTACTTGCTGTGGCTAATTCATAGCCACGGCGCCAACGGGACCAAGCCGATTCACGGTTGATTGTACTCAAAGAATCAGGAATTGATCCCTTGGAAAATTCTGTTGTGATTGGTTTTAAGCGAAAAGGATCCTTATCTTTCGCTCGTTGAAAGTTATTAAAGGATCCTATTTTACCGACCCCGTTGGAAGCCATTCTTTAGAAGAAACCGCCCTGTGCGTAAATATGTGCACCTGGGGTGTAGCCAGAGATATTGGGACCTTCTGCAAATACACCCACATAAATACGATCGCCGCGCTCCAGGTAGATCCCTTTGTTACGCAAGGGGGCACTGGGACCAAGACCGTTTGTATTGCCTGCACTGGGCATTGGAACAGCTAGTTGTGGCATTACGTCCGAACAGTCCACAACACCACTACCTGCGGGGACAGTTTTACTGAAGAGAAGGCGGAAGTCGCCGCTTGCAGGAATTGGAGTGGTTGTATTACGCGTGTGATAAAACACAAACGTCACTGCTGGTTGATTGGCATAAGCAGCAGTCTGATACGTAAAACCACTCACCGTTGCTCCAGAGTAGTTAATTGCTGTATTGACGCCCGTCAAAGTAGCTGCGCCGGTATAGGTGTAGTAACCAATTCCGCTCGCAGTTCCGTTCGTGAGAACAGTTGCAGACTGGACGTAAACAATCTGACCGCTAGCTAGTGCAATAACAGTACCAGAAGTCGATGCGTTTACCGTATAATCTGGGGCGCGATAAGCGTCGTTGCGGGTAATCGTGATGGAATCAACCATTCCACCATTATTGTTATCCTCCGCAAGAGCTGCGTCCATGTCAACAAGAATGGAAGGAGCCTGCCCACCTTGCACAAATAAGGTGTTGCCTGCTTGGCTACCAACAGTCTGAGTGGTGACTCGGACAGAATCAAACAGCGGACGATCAATAAAGAGTGGCTGTTTATTCGAACTTGTTGACGACAATTCCTTTCTCCTTGTAAGTGCTACAACGGTTTTGTTACAACTATTTTAATAGGTGCAGCTCAATATCAGGCAAATAAAAAGACTCCACCGAAGTGAAGTCTATATCATTAAAACTGTGTCAGAGCTTCCAGGAACGGCGATCTGGGTGTAAACAGAGAAGCCGTCGAGACATCTGTTTCAACTTCAGTCAGTGGGCGCTGGAATGCAGTTTTTAAAATCTGCTCTCCCATCGAGGGTGTTTCTGACTGTTGATTGAATAACAGAGTCTTCAAAAGGAAACCTTTCAAGAAATCTTGAACGTTTGTTTTCTGTTCTTCTTGAGGCTGGGGCCTGGCTTGTGGGTTGGTACCACCAAGGATTGTTCGCACGTAATTTTGCGTTTCCTTGAAGGGTGGAATACCACCGTACCGTTCAACATTTCCTGGACCTGCGTTGTAAGCAGCCAGTGCTTTGTCGTAAGAACCAAACCGTTTCAGTTGTTGGCTCAGATAACGAGCGCCGCCAGTAAGACTTTGAACAGGATCGTATGGATTAGATACACCAAGCCCTTGCGCTGTGCCTGGCATCAACTGAACCAAGCCCATGGCACCCGCACCGCTTTTAGCTTGTGGGTTCCAGCCAGATTCCTTTTGTACAAGGCGCAGAAAGATGTCTTCATTTACACCGAAGTCACGAGCTTTTTGTCTCGCAATTTCTTTAAGTTGTTCGCTGGTGTAAGACATTGGTTTCTGCTTAACCTCCTACCCAATTTGAACTTGCCCTGAGACCAGGAATAAACACTGTTTGAAGAGTAAGTGCGACTGCCAGATGAGTCAGGGAACGTTTAACAAAATTGGGGCAGAGAATCATGGTTTTAAAGCAACAACGCTGGCCCCCTTGAATCAGAGATTCGTGTCCAGCAGGCTGGGCTTACATGCAAAGCAATGCCAGAAAATCAACGAGAATTGGCGCGAGCTAAAAGAGTTTCAAACAATTCGGCGCGTCGCTTGGCTGCAGGAGTCTCAAAATAATCTCCAGCTAACGATAATCCATCAATCGGTTGGAGCGCACCAGCCTGAGCATAAGATGCCTCCAGGGGATTGGTTGGAGGAGGCGCAACTGCAGGCTGAGCTTGGCCACTCAAGAACCGATTAAACATTTGTGCCTGAACCTGATTCTGAGGCGTACCAAAATCAGAGGCATCTAATGGGGTTCCTACAGGCTGTAAATCAGAAGCACCTGCGTAAGTTGGAATGGACTGGCCAGCTCCTTCGCTTAGAAGAGAGTCAGGTGCAAAAGGTAAATCAGTCACAGGACCCATGGTTCCAGCACCAAGCTGACGTTGGATTGCATCGTATCCAGATTGACCTGGCTTAACTTTCGCAGCAAGTCCACCATGCTTGGCGGCCCACATTTGCATCCCAATATCTTCTGCGGATTGCACTTGCTCTGGGGTCGCTCCTTGTGCAGCAGCAATCTTACGAGCTGCTTCGTAGCGCTGTAGGTCTGGATTCTGTGCAGCCATCTGAGCAACACGAGATTTCTCTGCTGCGTATGCACGTTCAGCAGGAGAAGCCAGTACAGCTGAAGTAGTTGTTTCAGAACCAGCTGGAATAGTCCTGGTAACAGGCTGAGTATATGGTTCTTTCTGACCAGGCCACTGATAAACGGATGCCGCCGGAGCACCTGCAGCTAGCATTTCAATAACACTTTTATCAGCAGGTTTCTGCCGTTGAAACACAGAAGAAACGGGCTGAGCAGCTTTAATAGCTTTAAAGATATCAATGGCCATGATTAACGCAAGGTGTTGTGAAGATAAATACGAGAACCCACTGCAGTGTCAGCAGGGCCAGGTAAAGCTTGAATGAATTCCGCACCTGAGCGTTCATAACGGTATCGGGCTTGGAATGGATCCTTGTAGTTAGGTACGTATAAGATGCCAGCGAGACGATTGGTTTCGTAGAGATAAATCTCATCCCAAACCTTCAATGCCTCTTTGGCATTACTTGACCTAATTGTACGGTCAACATCACCAGCGATGTTTTCCAGTCGTGTTGCCGGAGCAGTCGCGACTTCTGTACGTTTCTCTGCCGTGTCACAACGACCGAGCTGAATAACAACTTTATCGTAAAAGTAAGAGTCAGGAACTGTATTCATCGCCTCTTCCAGGCGAGCGTAATCACCCGCAGGGACAGAGACAGTGAAATAACCCAGGTGATACCTGACGCGACTTTTATCGAAATCGCTTAGCTTCACTTCTACTTGTCGTTATTGTTTAATTATAAAGTAAGGAACCTATGCTTCAAAAGGCAGTGGACTTGAGATATAAGACTGCAAGAACATTTTGGCCGGACTCTCAGCTGGAGAAAGTAATTCACCAAGCATGTTTTCCGTCATGCTTTCTTCAAAAGTTTTTGGTTTCTTGATGCTGGACTGTAATAAGCTCAACAAACCGAGGGTCAATAAATCTTCTTCACCTTCTTCTTTAGTTACCGGAAGTTGTGTAGAGGGAAGATCAGAAGACTCACCAAGCGTCTTCATATGACCCAAGCCAATTTCATATTTATTGTCACCGGTCATAAACGTGGCCAGGTTTCCATAACCACCTTGATTAGGTTTAGGAATATATTTGCCACCACCTTCATAATAAATTGGAGTACCTTCTGGAAGAGCCCAATCTTCCCCCCGGTGGAAAGTACTAGCCCCTGCCGTTGGAGCAGAACGAGGACCAAATTTAGAAGTTAAGGTGATACCGGCAGCAGGGTTTAAAACGAATTTCCCTTGCGCATCTTTAATAAGGGCGGGAATTCTTTTTTCACCTATACGCAAACCGGATAAAGGAGTACGGATGGTTGCTGGGTCTAAATACTTACCCGTGGCAAGTTCCTTGACATAGACATGCTTATGTGGCCCGGTAGACGTACCAGTGGAACCAACCTGCCCTAAGTATTGAATACCCGCCATTATTCTTTTATTTTTAATTTTAAGACTAAAAAACCCCTGGTTTCCCAGGGGAAATAAAGGTGCTTATCAGACTCTGATTAAATCAGCAGACAAGACGGCTTCCCAATCGACACGTTTAATTTGTCTGAGCTGTTCCAGGCTATTAAACTTTTCACCCGATAAAGACATCTGCAAATCTTTGATTTCACGAGCTGTCTTTAAGCCAATACCCTTAATATGATCAGCGATCATCTGAGGGGTTGCTGTATTGATGTTTAAACGCGTTTCTGGAGGAAAAGAACGAGGCTCTTCCTGTGCCGCCTTATCTTTGATTTGAAGCGTTTTAACCTTTTTGGTTGCCGCTTCATCTGGGAGTAATTCAGTCTTGTAAGCGGTGTAAAGGCGACCGTCCTGGTCTTCGACCATGAACCAATCGCCGTTATCCCATTCACTTACAACCTTGACACGGGCACCCGTTTTTTTGTGCTGGTAAAGCATAAAGACCAGAAACAATTTCTGGTCTTAGTTTAACTTACTCAGCTGACGACGCGGTTGTTCAGATATGCATCGATATCTTCGTAACCAGGTGCGTCATCAGGTTGGATGTAGCACACTTCAACCACGATGTAACCCTTGAGGCCTGCGCTCTGATCAGCGCTGGCGAGGTACACACCACCAGACACGCCGGTAGCGGTGTTGGTACCACGGGCGAACACCTTGAAGGTGGTAGCGCCGGTGATCTCCTTATACAGACCGGAAGGACCAACGCCGGTGGCGCCAGTGGCGGTCAGGAAAGGAGTGGTGCTCAGGGCCTGGGAACCAGCAGCGAAGAAGATCTTCGTAGCAGCGTCACCAGAGACGGTGGAGGTGAGGTTGGCCTGTGCGATAGGCTCGCCCACACCGGTCACGGCCACAGGGCCACTGTCGTTGCGGCAGAAGGTCACCACGTTGCCGGTAGCAGCGTAGATACCAGTAGCAGCACGGTTGTCACCCCAGCCAGAAGCCACAGACATCGCAGCGCGATAGATGTAAGCAGGCTGAGTGGCGCTACCAGAGATCACCATGCCGGTGATGTCGGGGCGGGTGTCGTCCTGGCGGTAAGGCGAAGGAACGATCACGTCCATGGTTTGGCCATAGGTGGCGGCATCACCGGAAGCCCAGGTGATGGGCACATAACCACGCTGCTGGAAATAACGCCAGCCAGGAACGGCCAACACAGAAGTGGGGCCAGCCTTGGAAGCATTGTTGGTACCGTCATCGTTGGTATCGATGTTCTTGTACCAGCCGTTCAGAGCATTAGTCCAGTTACCTGGATAGATCTTTTTAGACGAAAGATAGGACATTTATTTCTCCGTTTTATTTACAGATGATTTAATTATCAGATGCTGCCGTCATCAGACACGAAGCTGTAAGCAGTGGTCACGAAGTCCTTGTTCAGGATCTCGAAGCCGGCGTACAGTTGCCAGATCAGGATGATGAAGCGGCTGAAGTCGTCGTTGTTGTTGATGAGCACCTGGGCGTTAGGACCACCGATACCCACACCGATCGACTGAGGACCGAAGAAGTAACCTTGGGCAACTTCTTGGTTGGAGAAGGTGTTTGCACCGTCGCTGGCGAAGGTAGCAGACACAGTCTTGCTTGGGAAGTTGGTCGACTCGAAGAACTTCACGCCTTCGAACTGAACACCAGTCGGCATCACAGGCTCACCAGCCAGGAAGTAGCCCTGACCAGCTTGGGGACCCATGTAGAAGCTGGAGTTGTTAGGCATCATGGGGTTACCCATGTACATGCCTTGACCAGGATTGCCGCTGTAACGAGCGATCTCACGGAAGTCAGGATCACGACGCAGGTGCATCATGAAGGTGGGATCGCAGATGCAACGATACAGACCATCAGCGAAGGTAGGAACGTTGCGCTTACGCAGGTCCTTAACAACGGTCAGCAGGTCGGTACGCACCTGGAACTGCTGCACATCAGCGGTGTACTCAGCAGCGGTGTAGGAGATGGAGCCGTTAGCAGCTTTGTTCTTACCACCGGGGAAGTAGTAACCACCCTGGGTGCTGGAGGCTTCACCATTGGCTTCGGCTTTGGCGAGTTCATCAATGAACACGCGGTCACGCCAACGGCGGTAGTCGTCCAGCAGGGTCAGGCTACCGATGGACTGGTGGAACATGTTGAGGTTCCCGGTGTCCAGCAGCAGACGCTGAGCAGTGATCAGAGTCTCGCGAGCAATCTTGAAGGTGCTGGGCTGGGTCGGATCACCCGGGTCTGCAGGACCGGTGTATTCCTTAAGCACCACCAGGACTTTCTCCTTGGTGATGTTACGGCTGTTAGCGGTACCGATGGTCTGATCGGCAATACGCTCACGGCTGTCCTTCGTACCAGGGGTACCCCAGAACTTGTAGCGGTCTAACTGAACAGTCTGACCAGGCTGGCGAGTGAAGTCATGAACGACCACAGGCTCGACGGCCATTTCTGCGATATACGCAGGGTGGGGACGGTAAAGTTCCGCACCCAAGATTTTTGGAAAATCGTTCTCCTGGTCTCTAGTTTCTTAGAGGGGTGGACTATCTCTTCATCCCTGAGGGATGCCGGACGCTAAATCTGGTATTACGTAACAAGAACGTGTTACCCCCAGTAGTCTCTGCACCTTCCAATCACGCTTGATTGGCTTGGCTCAGGATTACCCTCGTCTTTACGTTAGGGCTTCCCTGAATTCATCCGGTTTGCACTCATCGATTGCTCGGTGAGGTGACAACGTT